ATATCGTAAGGTACGCTAAAGTATAAATAATGTTTTTTAAAAAATAGTGGCTGGCTCTAATTACGAAGTCAATATTAAGCTGAATCTTAAAAGTGTTAATAAGCAGTTAAATAATCTTGAAAAGCGTATATCAAGAATAAATAAATTAGCTCAGGGTGGTCGAGCCAGTAAAACAGTAAATAAAAATGAACAGGAAAAGTTAAAGTCAGCAACTAAAAGGTTTCAAATAGAAGAGAGAACTTTGCGTGTAAAAAAGAAGCAGTTATTAGAGGACAAAAAGCAGTTAAGAGTTGAGCAACAAACAGCCGATGCTATAAGCAGACAATCAAGAGGAGGTGGAGGGGGACGTACTGGAAACAAAGGTAAAAATGTAGCCGCTGCAGGGGGAGGAACAGGAGCTATCTCAAGTGCCATAATTAGTGGTGCATTTCCGCTTTTATTCGGACAGGGATTAGCCGGAGGTGCTGCTGGTGCGTTAGGTGGTGGTATTGGATCATTAGTTGGTGGACAAATGGGAGGTTTTGCAGGAGGTCTTTTAGCAACTGCTGTATTAACTCAAATTCAGGAGGCTGAGAGATTTAGAACTGAAATAGACAGACTGAATGTATCTATAAGAGCTACAGGAGGTATATCTGATATTACCGCTAAACAAGTAACGCAATTTGGTAAATCACTAGGGTTAGCAAAAGAGGAGGCACTTGCAGCATTGAACTCTTTTAAACAATTTGGAGGTGCTGCACGAATAGCTTTAAACCAAGTATTCGGAAAGGAGAATGTATTTGATACATTTGCTAATTTAAAAAATAACAAATCAATATTAAATGCGTTACCAGGATTATCAAAAGAATTAAGTTTGGACCAGGCTAAAGCTGCTTTGCAAGTTTTAAAAAGTAAAAACGCAAGAGAGGCAGAATCTTTTCTTCTTGATAAAATTATCAGTAAGAATAGAACAATAGTAAAAGAAGAAGCAAAAAGACTAAATTTCTTTCAAAGACAACTAAATGAGGCTAATATCTTTAGAGGTAAAGGATTATCTATTTTTAAAACTGGTCCTCTTACAGTGCCAGAAGCTACTGAATTGAGAGGAGAAAAAGCTGGAAAAAGTTTCGATCAAAAAGTAAATGAAGCTTTACAGTTACTAGATATTCAGAAAGAATTTAATAGGGAACTTGAAAGGCAAGCAATTATAAAAGCTCCTGTTGATGAACTAAATAAATTACTAGATCCTTTAATACAGATTGATGCTTTAAGTAAAAGTATTGGTAATTCTTTTGCCGATTCATTTAAAGGAATTGTTAAAGGGTCTATGACTGCTCAAGAAGCACTAAGAAATTTATTTCAACGTACGGCAGATCATTTTCTAGACATGGCAGCACAAATATTAGCAGCACAGGTAAGGGCAGGAATTATGGGAATATTTAGTAATGCTTTTGGCGGAGGTGGTGGAAGTAGTTTTCGTACAGATTTAGGTGGTATGATCTCCGCACCGATGTTAGATCCTGTTCCAGGTTTAAAGTTTGCAGATGGTGGAAGGCCACCAGTAGGAAGAGCTTCAATAGTTGGAGAACGTGGCCCAGAGCTATTTGTACCTGATAGAGCAGGAACTATTATTCCAAACAATCAATTAGGTGGTTCTACAAGTATTGTTGTAAACGTAGATGCCTCTGGTTCTTCTGTTGAGGGTGATGAACAAAGAGGTAAAGAACTTGGTCGTCTTATATCAGTTGCTATACAATCAGAATTGATACAGCAAAAAAGACCTGGAGGCTTACTTGCATAATGGCTACGTTTAACGACAATGACGTTCAGACTTCCGCTGGTGGCACTACTCCATCCTACGGAATTACTAAAACGTCTGCACCTTTTACCAGAGTCACACGTTTTGCCGATGGATTTGAACAAAGAGTAGTTTTTGGTTTACCTCAACATCAAAATCCTAAAGTCTATAATTTAAGGTTTGAAAAATCAAATGCCGATGCACAAAAAATTGAAGATTTTTTAGATTTGCAACATAAAAATGCTACAAGTTTTAACTTTGCACCACCTGGAGAAAGTGTGACCAGAAAAGTTGTATGTGAGTCGTGGTCTAAATCAATTCCATATTTAAATAGAGCTACGATACAGGCAACATTTAGAGAGGTATTTGAACCATGACAATAGATAATAAACCTGTTTTCAGCGATATACAGGGTGTTGCTCCATCTGCAATTATTGAATTATTTACACTTGAGTTGAAAGAAAAATTACATTATCCAGAAAATAACCCTGATGGTTTGGATACTGTTTATAGATTTCATGCTGGAACGAGTTTAAATGCAAATGGCGAAATTCAATGGAATAATCAAACATATCAAAGAATACCTGTAACAGCAGAAGGATTTGCGTATCAAAAAGGTCAGTTACCTAGACCAAAATTAATTGTATCTAATATACAAGGAACAATATCAGCAATATTATTACTTATAAATGCTACAACTAGAGGTAATGATTTGATGGGGGCAACTGTCACTAGAATAAGAACTTTAGCAAAATTTTTAGACGCAGAGAATTTTCCTAATGATACTAATCCACTTGGCACACCTGATCCCGATGCTGAATTTCCTAGAGAAGTTTATACTATTGACAGAAAAGCAAGTGAAAACAGAGATGTTGTTGAATTTGAATTAGCTGCTGCCTTTGATTTAGTAGGAGTAAGAGCACCAAAAAGACAGTGTACTAGAAAGTTATTTCCATCTTTAGGATCTTTTGTGTAATGCATTGGAGAGATAAAGCACTTAATCATGCGAGAAAAGATGCCCCTGATGAATCTGTGGGCTTACTTCTAAATGTAAAAGGAAAGGAAGTTTATTTTGCTTGTCAAAATATTTCTAATAATTCTCAACAGACTTTTATATTAGACCCTAACGATTATCTGAAAGCATCGAAGCTGGGCGATGTTATAGCTGTAATTCATAGTCATCCTACAACCACTCTTGCGTTTAGTGAAAGCGATAAGGTTAATTGTGAAAAGCATAAGTTACCGTGGTATATAGTTGACCCTAGAACTGCTAAATGGATTTATAGAGAACCAGATGGTTATGTTCCAGAACTTTTAGGCAGAAGATGGATTTGGGGTGTAACAGACTGCTGGAGCTTAGTAAGAGATTATTATAAAAAGGAAAGAGGAATTATTCTTAGAGATTATGATCGTAGTATGTCTCCAGAAGAGTTTTTAGAAAATCCTTTATTTGAAAGCTACGCTTGGAGAACTGGTTTCAGAGAATTACGTTTAGATGAAACTTTACAGGAGGGTGATGTTTTATTAATGAGCATCATGCATCCAACTTTAAACCATGTCGCAATTTATCTTGGGGATATGGTATTACATCACTTAACAGATAGACTGAGTTGTAGAGAACCTTATAGTTTGTGGTTGTTAAAATGTACAGCAAAGAGGTACAGATATGTTGAAAACTCTTAAACTACATGGAGATTTAGCTGACTTTGTTGGTCATAAAGAGTTTGATGTAGTAATTAACAGTCCTGCTGAAGCAGTGCGATTCTTGGTTTATAACTTTAAGGGTGTAGAAAAGTATATGTCAGATAAGTACTATAAAGTTGTAGTAGATGAACAGGAGATAGGAGAAGATGAATTACCTTATCCTGTTGGTAAATCAACTATCAATATCGTGCCTGTAATAGTTGGAGCAGGAGGCAGAGGTTTTGGAAAAATATTACTTGGAGCAGCATTAATAGGAAGTGCGTTTGTTTTTGGGTCGCTGCAACTTGGACAAGTCTTTGGTCCTATTGTTCAACCAGGTTCTTTAGCTGCTGCAACAGGATTTACAAAAGCTGCAGCATATCTTGGGGGTGCATTAGTGCTTCAAGGTGTAAGTGATTTATTATTTCCACTGCCAGAACCTCCAGATGGCGAAGCAGATCCTAGACTATCATTTAGTTTTAGTGGTATTCAAAATACTGCTAGACCAGGAACTACATTGCCTGTAGTGTATGGAGAGATCACAACTGGATCAGTAGTTATTTCTGCTTCAGTGGATACGAACCAAATACAAGTCGAAACAGAGGGAACTACCACATGACGAAAAAAATTGAAGGTGCTGGTAATTTTTTTGGAGGAGGTTCTCGTCAACCATATAGAGCACCTGACACATTAGAAAGTAAACAGTTTGCAACTGTTCTAGATTTAGTATCTGAAGGAGAGATCGAAGGTTTCGCTACTCCATCTAAAAAGGGTATTGCCAAGTCAGCAAGTAATTATACAACTTCGGCATTAAGTGATGTTTTTCTTGATGGAACGCCAGTCTTAGCCATACCTACAAGTGCAGAAGATTATGTAACAAGAACTCAAAACACACAAAATTCAGATTTTAATTTTAGAGATGTAAGTTTTAAGACAAGATTCGGTAGCAGTAATCAAACTTTTATACAAAGTATTGCAGATGAAGAGTTGAACTTAGAAAGCGGAAATGAGTTAGCAAACCCTATTGAGGTGTTGCATAGCAATCCAGATGGTTCTACAAGTGTTGGTGTATCCAGATCAATTAGTGACAATAATGATGTAGGTTCATCATCAAGAGTAGATGCAGTAAAAGTTGTCATACAATTTCCTCAAATACAAAAATTTCAGGATAATGGAGATGTTGAAGGATCTAGTGTTGAATTAAAGATACAACTTGCTTATGTAGGAGGTTCCAATCCATCAAGTCCAACAAATAGTGATGGTACAGATAATTTTGCAACAGTTGTAGGTTCTGATGCTGAGTTCGATGAAAACGATGACAATGCAACTAATGAAATTATTTCTGGTCGCAGTAAAGATAGGTATCAAAAAGAATATCTTATTAATCTAGATGGTAATAATGATTTCACTCAAGTTTTTGTAAGAGTAGTCCGTAAGACACCAGACGTACCATCAGCAGATGCAGATAAATTCATAGATAAATTTGAATGGGCAAGTTTTACTAAGGTTTTTTACGATAAACTTTCTTACCCAGACTGTGCGTATCATGCTTTAAGAGTTTCAAGTGAACAGTTTAGCAAGATACCCGAGAGGGCCTACCGTATTCGTGGCATAAAAGTAAGGATTCCTGGTGAAAGTGCAATTGGTGTTAGTGCTAACTATTCATACGCAGGAACAGTTGTCACTGTAACTACAAGTTCAAGCCATAATTTAAGGCTTGGAGATTTTGTAACTGTTAGTGGAAACAATGCAGATATTAACGGTTTTCATGGATTAACTGAAACACCTGATCCAACTGGAGTACCTGTTGGATGTACCTTTAAATATAATGTTAGTGTTAATAATGATGGCAATGCTATAACAGGGACTCTTACTTATAAAATTACGCCTAATGTTGATCTTGCTGATGGTCGTATAAATTACCCACATGGCTATGTGTTTGGAGGTACAATGAGTTCTGCTGTATGGACTTCATGCCCTTCAATGATTCTTCTTGATTTATTAACAAACTCAAGATATGGATTTGGAACTTTTTTAGACCCCGATAATACGTTCACCTCAAATGGAACGTCAACAACTTTGGATATACAGAGTTTTGTAGCTGCGAGCAGATATGCCAATGAAATTGTTGAAGAAGAGGCTAGGTTCAGTTGTAATGTAAACATTCAGAATAGTAATGATGCTTTTAGATTAATAAACGAGTTAGCAGGAGTAATGAGATGCATGCCTATCTGGACAAGCGGAACTCTTACTATTACACAAGACAGGCCAACTGATGCTTCTTATTTATTTAACCTTGCTAATGTAACTGACGCTGGATTCAGTTATTCTGGTGCGAGTAATAAACAAAGGCACACAGTAATAAAAGTAAGCTTTTTTAATAATGAGACACGAGAGATTGATTATGCCGTATATGGTGATGATCTGACAGATACGGTACAAGCAGCAAGGATAACTAAATTTGGATTGATTGAAAAGACTGTAAAAGCATTTGGTTGTACTTCTGAGAAGCAAGCTTTGAGATTAGCAAAGGCTATTGTATTTGCAGAAGAAGAAGAGTCAGAGGTTGTAAGTTTTTCAACTTCAATAGATGCAGGTTCTATTGTTAGACCTGGTACAGTAATTGAAATAAACGATCCAGTAAAATCTCTACAGAGGGCTGGTGGCAGAATAAATTCGATAAGTGATGATAATACTGTATTAACAGTTGATGATACGACTAATTTAATATCTACACTCGCTGGCACAGATCAAAAAATAAGTGTAATCATGTCTGATGGCACTGTTGAACAGAAGAATATAGACGTGACTGAAACCAATACATTGCAACAAACAAATAGTAAACAAATTAAAGTTACAAGTGCCTTTACAGATACTTCAACTAAAAAGGTTAATCCAAACACCATCTGGATCGCTGAAAGTACAAATTTAAAACCTCAAAAATTTAGAGTCGTAACCGTAGAAGAACAGGATGATATTAATTATGCGATTACTGCAATTAAATATAATGATGGTAAATATGCAAATATTGAAGATGGTACTGCATTGTTACCAAGAAAAATATCTGTATTGAATGACCCACCTCTTTTACCAGATACTCCAACAGTAGATGAAAGGATAGTTGTTATTAGGAATAAAGCAGTAAATTTTTTAACTATATCTTGGCCTACAGTCATTGGTGTAACACAATATCAAGTTCAATACAGGCTTAATAACGGTAACTTTACTACTCAAATTATTTTTAGACCTGACTTCACTATAGAAAATAGTCAAAAAGGAAAATACGAGTTTAGAATTTATACCTTCAATGCTTTGGGAACTATGTCCAGTAGTTTCGTAAGAACAACTTTTGATGCTGCTGGTTTATCAGAAATACCAGAGAATGTATCAGGGTTATCATTTGAGCCTGTAGATGATAAAAATATAAGATTAAGATGGAACAGATCAACTTCTCTTGATGTAATACATGGTGGTTTTGTTTATATAAAGCACAACAGTAAAACTGTTCCTTTAGACAACGCTCTTGCAGCAACTTGGAATGATTCAGCCAATTTAATTGATGCGATCTCTGGTGCTAGTACTGAAGTTGTTGTTCCAGCTTTTACGGGAACATATTTATTAAAATTTGCAGATGATGGTGGAAGATTTAGTAAAAATGAAACCAAAATAATAATTACGAAACCAGACAGCATACCGAAGCAAATAGCTAAAACCCATGAAGAAGAAAATAATAATTTCAATAGCTCAGTTAAAAGTGGCGTTACTGTTTTTCCAGACCCAGCATTTGATAGATTAAAACTAACAAGTACAAATTCAACTGGAACGTATCAGTTTGCTAATGATGTAGATTTAGGTGGTGATTTTGCTGTGTCAGTGGACAGGATACTGACAACAGTAGGTGTTATTGCAAATTCAAACATTACACAACTTATTACTGGCCCCCCAGATGGTGTTACTTGGGCTAATTATGCAAAGGATGGTAATTTCAGTGGGCCTAGTGCAGATTTTGTAGACTGTAAAATAAAAGTACAGACAAAACTAAGTTCAGACAGTAGTTTTAGTCCTGCTGTGCCTTTTGCTAGTGGTATTTTTACAGCAAAATTTTTAAGATTTAGTTTAGAACTAGCTTCTACTGATCCAAACCAAAATATTCACATCATACAAGCAGGCTATAAGCTGCTTTTTGACCAACGAGTTGAAGTTGGTACTTTGCTTCAAACAACTAACGGAGTAAAAAATGTAACTTTTAGTTCTCCTTTCTTTGTAGGAGGTTCAGGGTTTAGCGGTAATTTTACGCCTTCAGTTGGAGTATCTGTAACTGGATTATTTTTTGCTGAAACTTTTCAAATAACTAATATAACAGGAACAGGTTTTACCTTAACTATCAAAGATAAAGATGACAATACTTCTACTGTAACTAGGAGTTTTTCATATACTGCTAGTGGTTTTGGAAAAGGCGTGTAGAATATAAAAAACAGAACTTAAAATGCCAAGACACGATTACGATATAGCAGACGGCACCGGGGCTGCGGTTTTGCAAGACATAAACGCAGTTCTTGATGCTATAAATTCTACTAACAGGGATTCAGGAACTCCAACATCCGCAGTTGTTGGAACTATGTTTCTTGATGGTGATATTTTAAAAATAAAACACGGAACAGCTACAAATGATATTACAACGATAGGAGATATGAGAGTTGCAAATTTAGGTTTACTGTCTGCTACTGGTGCAACAATGACAGGAAGGTTGCGTCTTGAACGAACTAATCAAGCTGCAACTGCTCCTGCTGTAACCTTC